ACTTCGACCAAGCTAAATCTCTTGTGTCAGGCAACGAAATGGTCAGTGGCGCTTTAGACAAGATTAAAGGTCTATTCTAAGACGAAATCCCCGCAGTCAATAGGATTGCGGGGGCTTTTTATGTCTAGAAGTCCTATTTAGAGACGGTGCCTAGCTTAGTCAAAAGTTCTTTAGAACAAGCAAAAAAAGAG